TGGAGATCCGCGGCGGCCTCACCGTCAAGGAGTCCCGCATGATCTCGGCCATGCTGGCGGAGCACGAATCCGCCTTGGTGACTAGCGCCAAGCTGGCCGACGCCATCGCCACGGCCGAGAACATCACCATCACGGAAGCCTTCGACATCGTGCAGGCGGCCGTGCGCGGCGCCGACCTGGAGACCGCGGCTCGCGCCATCATGCTGCGCCACGCCGCCGAAATCGCCAAAATCGCCAACCTCCTCCAAAGCAGCAACGACTTCCCCGACGAGGCCACCGTCACCGCGCTCATCCAGACCCGCTGCAACCGCCCCGACTGGTCCCACGCCGACACTCTCGGCCTCGATGGAGCGATCTTCCGAGGAATCCTGGAGTTCGCCGCCGAGGAGCAGGCCGCCGAGAACATGCCCGCCTCCCGCCCCTCTGAGGACGAGCTAAAAAAGCCGCCGCAGGACAGCGCGGAAACCCCCAAACGCCGTGGGACGAAATCTTCTGGGACCTAGCCCACGGCTTCCCAGGCCAGTTCCACCGCACCACCTTTGAGGACGAGCTTCGCGGCGTCGTCCTCGCTGCTTGGCGCCACCTCCAGCGCATCCAGCACGATCAGGCGCACCTCCACGAGCTGCCCATCGCCGCCCTCCAAGCCCTCACCGCCAACATCAACCGCGACACCAAGTCCCGCCCCAAGGCGTTCACGACTGCCGAGTTTGTCATCTTCCGCCGCAGCGAGACCGACGACACCCTCCTGCCCGGTCCTGTCGCCGCCACCGCTCTCGCCCTCCGCGCCGAGCACAAGGACTCCCCCATCCTGCTCGCCGCGTGGGATCAGATACTCGCCAGCGCTGACGAGACCTCCCGCCCACCCCACATCCGCGCTCTCCACTCCGACGACAAACAGGTTTGGGTCCTTTGCCCCGAGTGGGAAGGCCCCAACATCCGCGGCGGCCTCGTGGCAGTCGGTGACCACCTCCACGGCCCCATCCGCCTCCGCGACGTGGATCGCCCACTCTCCACCTACACGGTCATCCTCCCTGACCGCCGCACCTTCGCATGGCTGGAGGCCGGCCTCCTCCTGCAGACCCGGGAAAACTAGGCACAGGCCCCCTGCAGTGGTGCGGTGAACATCCTGCAGCTCCGCGCCGAGATCGAAGACCTCCTCACCGACGAGCTGGGCGTCTACACCCTGCCCAACGGCGAGACCACCCCAGCCATCTCCGTCCGCGCCGATGGCGAGGCCCTCCCCGCCGGAACCACCGCCGAAGGTCTAGAGGTCGTCATCATCCGCGACCCTGACCTCACCCCAATCCTGCAATACTCCGAGGCCGGCACCCTCAAGCGGTGGATCATCTTCCTCGTGGTGTGGAGCACCTACGTCGAGGTCGAAGTCGCCGCCGCCAAGCTGATCTACGCCTACGCCGGTAGCCGCCTCGACACCGTTCCGGTCCCGCGTGGCACCGGCCCGATCAGCCAAACCCGCCTCGTCATCCCGAGTCCTCCGCCGCCTGTCGAAGTCCCGGCTGGCGAGGGCGTCTACGTCCCCGACGTGTTCGAGGTCGGAGTCTTCGTCTAACCACCGGCCACAGGAAAACTAGGTCAGAAGACCGCTTCCGTGCTTGTGGGACCTGAGCTACTCGCCGCCGGGATTGCCGCGATCGGCCTCAGCGGTGCAGGCGTCGCTGCCCTCTGGAAGATCGCCAACGGCCTGGGCAAGTTCGAGGCCCGCACCACCACAATCCTCAGCGGCATCCAGGAGATGCTGAGCGACCACGAGCAGCGCCTCCGATACGTGGAACGCCGCGCCCCAGACGGCGACCGCTGAGTCCCGCGGCTGTAGCATGACCTCGTACACGCCTATCAGAATAGTCATGCCGGTCGTGAGCTACTTGATCGACAACTGGCGGCAGGTCTTCGAGGTCGTTATCGCGGCCCATGCCGTGGCCTTGATGATCGTCAACCTTACCCCGACCCCCAAGGACGACCGGGCCGTGGGCGCAATCGGAGCTGCCCTGCCCAAGCTCTACCGAGCCCTCGAAATCCTCGCCGGGATCGTGCTACCCATGGCCAAGCGCTGAGCCGATGACCTACGCCTCCGTCCGCACCGCCGTAGAGCACGCCATCCGCCAGGGCCATCTGCTCCCGCACCAGCTCGCCGCCTTCGAGGCCCTCGACCGCGATCTGACCGCAACCCAGCGCCAGACCTTCACCGACGACTGGCGCTCCACCGGCAGCCCCGCAGCCGCCGCCACCCCCATCTGGATGGCCCCTGCCCGCGCCATCGTCAAGGAGTTCGAGGCGTGCCACCTACGGGCTTCCCTCGACCCCGCCAACGCTTGGACCCTGGGGTGGGGCCACACCGGCCTCGATGTCCGCGAAGGCGTCGCCATCACCCAAGCCCAGGCCGACACCCTCCTCGATCAAGACCTCACCTACTTCGCCGAGGGCATCCACCGCCTCCTCCCCGGCGCCAACAAGCTCGGCGGCAGGCAGCAGGCCGCCCTGATCTCCTGGGCCTTCGACGTGGGCCTCGCCGCGGTGGACACCAGCATGTTGCGCCGCCGCATCCTCGCGGGCGAGTCGTACGTCACCGTCATCCCGCAGGAGCTGCCGCGGTGGAACAAGGCGGACGGCATCGTCATGGTCGGGATGGTTCGCCGCCGGGCCGCGGAGGTGGCTCTCTTCGTCGGCAACACGGGCCGCACCAACCCGCTGCCAGTTCCCTACTTCGCGCAGCTCGACAGCAAGACCGATCAGGGCCGCCGCATGTGCTTCTCCAGCTCGTGCGCCATGCTGCTCCAATTCCTGAAACCGGGGCTCCTCACGGGCCCCAACGGCGACGATCAGTACCTCGCCCGGGTCCGCAGCTTCGGAGACACCACGAGTCCCTTGGCCCAAACCCGCGCTCTTGCGTCGTACGGCCTCCCCGCTGAGTACATCCAGAACGCCGACTTCGCTCTGGTGGAGCGCCTGATCGATGCCGGCATCCCTGTGCCCTGCGGCTACCTCCATCGCGGCCCCGTCTCCGCTCCCGCGGGCGGCGGCCATTGGCTCACCATCGTGGGCTACACCCCAACCCACGTCATCGTCCACGATCCACTCGGCGAGGCCGACCTCGTAACCGGGGCAACGCTTGACCGCCCTGCCCGTTTCTGTCGCTACAGTCGCGAGAACTTCGGCCGCCGCTGGATGGTCGAGGGCCCCGGAAGCGGCTGGGCAATCGTCGCCAAGCGCTAGACTCTCACTGTTCAGCGCTTCCGCTCCATGGCACAGGCCGACTGGATGATCCCACGTCCATCCTTGGCAGCTCAGGCCCAACTGGAGTACAGCCTGCGGGTGCTGCAAGCAGAAGGGCCCGCCGAATGCGACAAGGTGCTATCCATCGCCGCCGATCTCATGCGCCAAAATATGCACTACAAAACGTTACTCAACCAAGCCATTGCCCACATCACCCAGTTGGAAGCGTTGGCAGCTCTGCACGATCGTACTCCTGCTCTATGCGACTCATGTAAAGCCGCAGTCGATTCGTAGCCTTCGTGTAGACCTGCAAAACCCGCTGCCGGCTGACGCCATGGGCCTTCCCGATATCCGACCAATTCTGCGCCGTGTACCCGTCAAGCCCTAGCCTCCTGTTCACGATGTCCCGATCGCGCTCAGGCAATCTCACCACTGCCTGCATGATCAGGCCAATCCTCTCCTCCTGAACCATGTTGTCCAGCGGCCCCTCGCCCTCCACGTCATCCGTGAGCGTGTTGACGATGGAGGTCCCATCGCCCTCCCGCACAACCAAGTCGAGCGACACCGGCGGCTGTCCCCGCTCCAAGTAGAGCAACACATCCTGCGGAGTCACACCGAACTCCTCCGCCAGCTCAGCAGTTGTAGGCGCCCTGCCCAGCTCCATCCGCAACCGCTGCGTTCTAGCGCCCCAGTTCGCCGCCATATCTCCGATCTTCCCGGGCATATGCACCGATCGATCCTTCTTGATGATGGCGCGTGTGATGCCCTGCCGGATCCACCAATAGGCATAGGTCGAGAACTTATACCCCATCGAGGGGTCGTAGCGGTGGACCGCCGTGATGAGGCCAATGTTGCCCTCCTGCACCAGATCCATCAGGTCCATGCTCTTGGTGACGCGGCTGTAGCGCTTGGCGCAGGACACCACGAGCCGCAGGTTGCTGCGCACAAACTTGCGCTCCGCCCGCTCCCCAAGCGCCACCTCCCGCCGCTCCTGCGGCGTCAGTTCCCGCTCCATCGCCTTGAGTTCCTGTGCTCTGCGCACCTTCCTCCCGAGGTCGATCTCCTGGTCGGGAGTCAGCAGCGGCACCCGCCCGATCTCGTTGAGGTAGGCGTGCGAGGTGCTTTCGCCGGTTGTCAGCGTCTTCATGGTGCGAGTCGTGCGCGAGTGAGTCGAGTCTTCTTATACCAAGCCGCGATCTCCGGCGCCCACGCCTCAAGATGCGGCCACATCAAATCGCAGAGCTGCCGGATCTCCAGCTGCGCATCCGCCTTAGCCCGCAGATCCAGGAAGTGCAGCATGGCACGCAAACTGAAGCTCACCACAAAATGCTGCCTGTAGTCGAACGGTAACATTCCGCGGGCGTGTTCTTCAGCGTAGCCGTAGATACGTGTCCAGTAAAGGTACTTAATGGCGGCGTCCTTACAGCAGAACAGTATGTCTTCCTTACGCTGTATGTCGGTGTAGGTGTAACTCGTACCACTACGGTCGGTGTAGTCTCCGGCTGGGCGCAGGTAGAACACTTCTTCCAGATCGAGGTCTCCATTGGCGGCGCGGCAGATGCGCTCGCCCGTATAGCGCATCGACTGCACGTCGAAGCTCACACCGACACGGTGCGTTCGCGCCTGCTGCATCACCGAATGAGGGAACCACCCCACGTTGAGTGTGATCTGCGGGTGCTCCAGCGGCCCGTAATGCCCCCTATCGCCCGCCAGCAACCGCTGCACACAAATCTCCCCAGCACGAGTCTCATCAGGCCAATTCGCCCGATCGTCGTAGACATAACCCTCGCTATAATCTTGGTGCATAGCCGCATAAATGCACTGCTGCGGATTCGGCGTAGCCGTAATAAGATCCACCCGAAACAGCGGATCCATCGGTGTGTCAGTCATTGTAGGTAGGCTCCTCTACGGGATATACATTAACCTGCCAACCATGCTTTTGCATACTTTTTGTTAATGCTGCAACCACAAGCTGTGCGGTGCTCTCCGGCTTCCATGTGCAAGCGTCTTCAGCTACATCGGTGAACATAGCGTCCAAATCACCGGATTTGTTTGGTATAAAACCGGTCACATATACAGTGGTGCCGTCTACGTGCGCGGATACCCCGTAGCGCGTTTCGGTCTTAATGTTTTGGCCCATGGGCTGTGTGAACAACCCACTTACACTAGCAGGGTAGTACCGCCGCCCGCGCCCTAGTCACAAAACTACACACTCTGCTGCTTCGTGCGCTGGCGCCCCTGCACGCGGCGCCGCACCGCCTCCGCCCACAGCGCCCCATCCGCCGCCTCGGCAGCCCGGTAGTCCGACGCCGGCAGATCCTGCTGCAGTCGTTCGTAGACCCACTGCCGGATCAGCGCCGTCACCTTCATGTTCTTGGCCTGCGCTTCCCGCTCCAGCAGCTCGTACCTGTGCGGGTCCAGCAGCACCTGAGCGTAGAACTTGCAGCCCTGGCGCACCGCCATTGTGTCACACAGAAAATGTCAGTCTACAGTACCACTCCAAACAATCAAGAACCGCTGCGCCGCGCCCTCGACTGCCGCCGCTTGTCCTGACACCCCTTTCTGCAGTCGTACGCGAACTCCAGAAACGCCGCAGCCCGCAGGATCTCCCCCGCGGTGGCACGCGACACAGCCTTCCCAAGCCGCACCATGACAATCTGCCTGCCTGTGAGCGCCGGCTTGCTTTCAGGCTCCGACACTCCACAGGCAAGCAGTTGTATGACAGTGTAGCGGCGCTACTTGGCCTCGCTCCACGTCCTCCCGATCTTGGCCTCAGCCAGCGGTGGCACGTCCCCGAGCCACCGGCTTTCCGCCTCCTCCATCACCTGGGCCAGCGTCACAGCCCAGCGCTCCGCCGCATCCTCGCGCACCAGCAGGATCAGTTCGTCGTGGATCGCCCCCGCCAGCCGCACCTCCGCCTCTCCCGCCTCCCTGAGCAGCGGCCACAGCTTCCCGAGCGTCAGCTTCATCACCGCCGCACCGGCCCCCTGGATCGGGGTGTTGCATCGAGTGGTGAGCTTGTTGTGCTCCCCCGGCAGGAACCGCCGCAGGTTCGACACCCGCACCCGCAGCGACGCATCCTTCCCCGAGTTCTGCGCCGCCGCGGCGTTGTTGCGCTGCCACTTCGAGATCCCCGCATAGGCCGCGTGGAACTTGTCCCGAATCGCGTTGGCCTCGTCGAGCGTCATCTGAATCCCGCTGGCCCCCGCGTACGACCGCAACCCCTTCGCCCCGCTGCCGTAGAGCAGGCCGAAGTTCGCACTCTTGGCAATCTGCCGCTGCTCCTTCTTGACCTCCGACTCGTCGTCGAGCCCGTAGATCGCCATGGCCGTGATCGTGTGCAGGTCCTGCCCGGCTTGGAAGGCGCTCACCATTCGGACATCCCCGGACTCCGCGGCGGCCAGTCGCAGCTCCATCTGGGCGTAGTCCGCCACCACGAACACATGCCCCTCCGGCGCCACAACACAAGCCCGGAACCGCGGATCCCGCGGCACCTGCTGCAGATTGGGGTTGAAGCAGCTCATCCTCCCCGTGTCCGCACCCATCTGCCAGTAGCTGGCCCGAATGAACCCGTCAATCTCATGGTGAGACAAAAGAGACTCAACCATCTGCCGCCGCTTCTCCACCCGCTTCCACGCCAGGTACTGCGCCACCACCGGATGGTCCGCCACGTACTCCCGCAGCGCCGCCCTGCTGGCGCTGGCATTCCCGTCAGCATCCTTTGGCACCTGCCCCAGCAGCGCGGTGAACACATCGAGGAGCTGCTTGGGCGAGTTCAGGTTGAACCCCGCCGGCCGCTTGTCCCCACCACGCACCGTCCCCGTCGCCTTCGGCCGCAGGTTCAACGACCCATCAGGATCCCGCGGTAACTTCTTCTCCTCGGGCAGCGCGGCATCCAGCGCCACGATGAACTCCTCCCCAAGTCGAACGTTGTCGGCCCCCAGCTCATCCCGCAGCGCCTCCAGCTTCTCGCGGTCGAACGGCAGCCCCGTCCTCCGCAACTGCGCCATCGCCGGCAGCGCCTTGCACTCCAGCGCCCACGCCCCCATCAGGGCCCCAAACTGCAGCCTCTCCAGCAGCAGCGGCCATAGCTCCACCAGCACCATCACGTCGAGCGCCGCGTACTGGAGCTGCTCGGGCCGCAGCTCCGAACTCCAGTCCGACTTCTGCTCCTCCTTGCTCAGCTCGCGCTTCAGGTAGCGCGAAACGAGGTGCTGGAGGCCATGCCGGATATTGGGCATCCCGTTGGTGAGCACCCGGCTGGCCAGCATCGTGCAGAACACCTCCCCCTCCGGGTAAAGGTCGTGCGCCTGCAACCATCCCAAGTCGAACACGGCATTGTGCGCCACCCAGCGGCGCCGCTGCCCGAGGAACCGACCCACGGCGTCCCAGCCGCTGTCCTCCAGCTCCCAGCAGTCGATCACCACCGGGAACTCACCATCCGCGGCAAATTGCAGAAGGCGCATTCCCCCGGCCACAGGCTTCAACCCCGTGGTCTCACAGTCGAATGCCACAACCTCGGCATTCTCCAGCGTGGGCAGGTGCTGGACCCCAAAGTAGGTTTTCATTGTCAGTTGTTGTTGATAAGTTGCCAGTCGTCAATCTCACGCCCAAACATATCCATCAGCTCACGATCTGTCGGCCCGATTCTCGTGTCATCAGAAACGTACAGGGTGCCTCGGAACAGGGCAGGCCCGTACTCCGGCGGGTCCAAGTCGGTCGCCGGCCTGAGCAGCACCGCGTCCTCCAGGACAGCATCAACCACAAGAAAGTCGCCATCACACTTCACATCACGGATCTCAAGAACCACGCTCACGCAACACCTCCCTCGGGTGCCGCAACTGCGGCGTCCTCGTGCACCTTTGCCTCATCTGCGAGACTGCGCACAAGGTCAAGCCGCTCCTCGCAGTTCCGCTTGTACTGCCTATACCGCTCAATAGCCGGGCTATCCATTCCCAGCCAATCACTGTACTCGTAGTACGACATACTCAGGAACATCTGGATGTCCTGCATCCCCTCCAGCATCATCTTGTGATGGTACGGGGAAATGCCGAGCCTCTGGCACTCGGCAATCTCTCTATTCAGCACCGTGCAGCCGTGCTCAATCGCCAGTACCCACGCAAACAACTTGTCATTGGGGGCTACGGCAACGGGTACGGGTTCGGTTAGGCAACGTGGTTGATTCATTGGGTGGTTAGCGAATGCGGCCGGTCAGGCCCGCGGCAACCCTAAGCGGAATACCACGGGCCGAACCACCCACACGTCACACTTCGTAACAATCGCATTCCGAGAGCACCGTGAGGTCGTACCCCTGCTCCTCGGCCTGCTCGATGGCCATGAGGACGACCGTTGGGCCGCCCTCAAAGTCCGAGACCGCGAACTCCTCGACGGTATCGGCTAGGCCCTCGTGGAACCACGTCAGGCGCAGCACCGCCAGCACCTCCGGCCCCACCTCCCCCTGGACAAACCTCACCATCGGCCTGCGGTGAGACTCACGCGACTTGGATTGCGTCATGGCTCACTCCCAGAGGTTGGCGGCGTTGGTTAGGGCCTCCGCAGACACCGCTCCACCCTCTGCGGCGCCATCCGCCTCGCGCGCGCGCGCGGGGGGATATTCCCCAGAGTGTCCCCCGGTGGCAGATCCATTGGTATCACTGCCTTTGACCGGGGGACAGGGGGTGCCTTTTTCGGGTAGGTGTCCCCCGGTCGCGCCACCCTTACCGGAACCACCCTCTGACCGGGGGACACTTTGTTTTTCCACAGGGGGGGTGTCCCCCGGTCGATCGACTGCAGCGCAAGGGAAGTGCCCACTGGGGGACACATTTTTAACCTCTCCGCGTGCGCGCGTAGTGGAGGTATCAGGATGAACCAAAACCGCCCTGTAGTGGATCACGGTGGATCCCCTCGGCCCCGGCACGCTCTCCACAGCCTCTATTAACCCCCTCTTCACCAAACGCTGGATCGCTTTCTTCGTCGCAGCCACCCGCCCCCCAACGAGTGGGTCGCTATTGAGATCCGCCTGCCGCAGCGTCCGCGGGAACACCGTCCGCAACCGCTGCAACACCCGATCCGAGTGGCTCGCCGGAGTGCTGTCATCCGGGTTGACCTCCGGCGTGAAGTCCCGAATCGAGAACGACAGGTCGTCCTCCATCCGCATAAGCAGCTGTGTGCCCCCACGACCGCACCGGGACTTCTCGATCGTTATGACCCTCGCAGCGGGCCCTACCTCCGCCAGCAAGGCCCCCTCGGGCTTCTTCAGGGCCCAGACCTCGTTGACCGCATCCCGAATGGCGCTGGTGCCCCGGAAACCCCCCTGCTTGTTCGCGTGGTGGATCACCACGATCGTCGTGGCCGGATACAGCACCCCGTTGTTTCTGGTGAGCCAGTACAGCGGCTGCGCAAACTCGCTCTTGTTCTCGTCGAACGCCTTACCCCCAGCGCACCCGATCAGCGAGTCGATGATCACGAGCTTGGGCCGCCGCCGCTTCATCAACTCCATGAACTGGGCGTAGTAGTGGAGCGACCACTCCCCACGGATCAGCGTGCGCTCATCCAGCGGAAACTCCGCCTCCTGCAGCTGCTCCTGCAGGTCGCTCAGCGGCTGATCCCCGTTCAGGATCACCACATCGCCCTGCTGCACCGGCACCGGCCTCCCTCGAACCATGAATGGCAACCCCTCCAGCACATGCCGCCCCAGCGTCCAGGCGCTCATGCTCTTGCCGTCACCCCCCGAGCCGTACATCAGTACCACCCCCGGAGTGGGTAGCAAATCAGGGATCAGGTACTCCCGCTCAACCACGAAGTCGCGCAATTTGTCCGCCGTCAGCTCCCCTGGATTTTCCACAAAGCCGACGTGATCGACATACACCTGCTCCAGCCGGCTCTGATCCCGATACCCGGCCTGCAGCGCCAACTGGTTCAGCTCGAAGTTCCGCTTCCCCGGATCCTCCAGCTCCATCACCGCCTTCATCCGAGACATCGCCTCCTCGAACGACAGCGTTGCCTGCCTCACCTCCTGAACCTGGCGAGCTTCCGCCGCCTCAAGAACTCCCCTGCTGGCGTCCGAAAATCGCCGCCTCAGCGGATCCTGCTGATCCGCAAGCCACACGAGGGTGGCAAACCCAATCCCCCCGCCCTGCTTGAACGACCCCCAAGGCTTCTCACACGGATTCCCCTCCGCCCACTCGGCCGAATACTCCGGGTCCTCCGCACTCCACGCACTCCACAGCGTCAGCCCCAACTCCCCCGGCAGCGCCGAGTGGATCGCCATGCCCACCTGCAGCCAGTGGTCCCGGCTCCCCGCCCCCTGCTGCGGAATCACCCGCAAGCAATCCTGCGCAATCTCGGCAATCTCATCCTCAGTCCTATCTGAGACATCCAAGGCTTTACGATTTTTTAAGAATCCCTTGCCGTCCACCGAGTCGGACGCCGCCGCAGACTCCCGCATCTCCGCCAGCAACCAACCCGGCGCCTCCGGAATGGAGCGCAAATCCCCAGACAGCGTGTACGCCCCCACAGGGGCCTTCCCATCGCTCGACCCCGGGTAGACGCCGTACAGCAGCCCCTGGCGGCCCCACAGGACCTCGTAGCCCGCTCCCGTGGCCGCCAGGCTCAGCCCCTTCACCTCCCCCCAGTGCTTCTCCGGCACCCGGAACAGGAACTTGGCCGCATTGGCCTTGGTGCTGGTGACGCAGGGTGCCCCCTCCAGCGTCGCCCCCCACTTCTTCTTGAGTCGAGCGAGGTTGGCATCCACATCCAAAATCACCAACCCCTGGCTCCGCGGTCCCGTGAACACGCCCACCGCCTTGAACACCTCGGGTCGCCGCTCGATCTGCAGCGCCACATCAGCCGGGTTCATCACGTGGTACCGCGCTCTGCCGTGGGGCGACTTGCCACGGCTCGGCTTCCCATCGCCCGGCATCACCGCCCCATCGGCGTAGATCGGCGCATAGGCGTAGCCCTCCGGCAGCGCCCTGACAAACGACAGCAGATCCATCTGTTAGACTCCTAGTGGAATGTTTGGTTTCCGCCCCAGAGCCTAACCGCCTGGGGCGTTTTTCCAGACTACCCCCAGCGGCTTCCGAGCTGCTACACTCTCACTCGATGGCACTCCCGCCGTCCTCCCCAAACCAACCACCTATGGGATTCCTCAGCAAAACCGCCTCCGATGCCGTCAACGCCACCGCGGGCGGCAACTACTTCTCGCCCTCCAAGCTCCAGGACGGTGGCTCCATCCGCTTCGCCCTCCTGAGCGACGAGCCCCTTGAGTTCTATGAGACCTGGGGCACCGACGCCTCCAGCAAGTCCAAGCCCTTCCGCTTCGACTACGAGCCCACCTTCGAGGACGTGCTCGCCGAACTCGGCGACTTCACCCCCCGCGAAGGCCGCGGCGGCCCCGGCACCGCAGATGTGAAGTTCTGTATCGCCGCCCCAATCTGGTCGTACGAGGCCGGCACCGTCCAAGTCCTCTCCGTCTCCCAGAAGTCGATCCTGCGCGAGCTTGACGCGATCTCCCAAGAGGAGGACTATGCCAACCTGACCGAGTGGGACTTCACCCTCTCCAAGAAGGGCAGCGGCCTCACCACCGAGTACAAACTTCGCCCCGCCCCCCGCAAGAAAGGCAGCGATGTCACCATCGCCGCCGCGTGGGAAGAAGCCAAGTCGGCCGGCTTCGACCTCTCCCGCCTCCTCACCGGCGGCAACCCCTTCAAGCCCGAAGGCTGAGCTTCGCAGTCACCAAATCCTCCGCCTCTACCACAATGGGTAACTACAACAATTCCGACGACAACGCCGCTCTACTCGGCGCGGGCCTCGCCATCTTTCTTGCCGTGGCCATCACCACCGGCAGCGCTGTCGGCTGGGTCCGCAACGTCATCGTCGTAACCCGCAGCGACTTCAACCACGTTGACGGTGAACTGGTCGTACGTGTCGTGGGCATCCCCATGGCCCCAGTCGGCGCCGTCATGGGGTGGATCCCATGACACACACGCTGGCCATGCTCGCCGGTCCTCTCTACGGGTACATGGCAGCCTGCACGATGCTCGCAGCCGAGAGGAAGGTGCCACCCGCTGGCACTATTGAACGAATCGGACTTGTCATCGCCGGGCTGGCGTGGCCCGTGATTATCGGATCCGCGGTGATTTACAAGACCATCCGCTAGCACTCGGCCCGCCGGGAGCCTATCCCGGCCTTTCTCACAAACACCACCACCCACTCACCACAAAAACCATGCCCGAATGGATCACCGACCGCCTTCCAACCGATGTCGATTCCGACGCAGACGGGGACGTGCTAATTCCACGCTGTATCGGCGATACTCCCAGCACTGACAGGTGTAATTACCAACGCTTTGCGCTAGTCGTCCCTGGGCAGCCGTGGTACCCCGCATAAACAGCACCAACTAACCTGTAACCGCAAACAATCCCCCCATCCCCAACGACAAACCCATGGAACAGTTCAAGGCTTCAGAAGAAGACTGGCAGCAAATTGAGTTGCTGTCCAAAGAAAGGTTCGGCGTTGCGTTCGTAGGTCTCTGCGACCTCCGCGACCGCGTGGCGGCGCTGGAGGCGAAGCAAGCACCCGGGGAATCCCCGGCGACTGCCCCGGCTGCCCCGGTTGTGGCGGTGCCGTCGGATCAGGAGCTGTGGGAGGTGCAGTTGAAGGTAAAGAGTCAATCAAGGCCGCACATTGGCTGGCAGGTATGGTCTCCAGAATCCGAACCTCTGATCGCCGCCCACCGCGCCCTGTACGACCACGGCTACGACCACGGCTACCAGCAGGGCCTAGCGGCCGGCCGCGCCGAGCAGGGAAGCAGTCAAGGAATCCTTGACGACTCAACGCCCGAGCCGAGCGACTTCCAGACCCTGCACGGCACAGCACTAGGCATTGTTGACAGCTTGGGTCGGTCCTTCCACCTGCTCCCCGACATCCTGGACACCCTGCGCCGGGCGATCCACGAGCCGATGGCGGAGCAGCAGGCAGCCGCTGAGGCCACCCCCGATCCCGAGCCGGAACCTGTGCATTCCCAATACTTCTCCGGCCATGGTTTGATCGCTGGTGAAATAGACAGAGCGCTAGCGGAGGGAGGGTGGACGCCCACCCCGGAGCCCACCCCCGAGCCCAGCCCGTCCCCGGCGGCGGATGGGGGGCTGGTGGAGGAAGCGGTGCGTGCCATGCGTGCCGCGCCACTGGGCTACCAACCCGAAGCCCGCGCCGCAATCCTCAGAGCGGCCGGTTGGCTGCATAGAGAGGGCCACCTCAGCGCTGCCGCTTTGCTTGAGCAGGAGGCCAACCGATGACCACCAGCATTAACGGAGAGCGCCGCTACGGCGTGTGGGCCGGTTGCTCGAAAGGGTTTCCCGAGATTCCTGAAAGGTGCATTGAGGAGGTCTGGCCTCACGGCAGAGGTGGATGGACTCCATACCAATGCACCCGCAAGCGCGGCCACGGCCCAGATGGGTGCTACTGCAAGCAACACGCCAAACAATACGAGGCCACGAAATGACCACCCCGCCCCTTTCGCCCGCCGCTCAGGCGGTGCTTGATGCTTACGAAGACGCCCCAATAATTGGCGGTCCACATGGCGGTGACGCCCTGGGAATCGCCGCCGCCATCCGAGCCCTGGTGGAGCAGGTGGCGAGGATAGGTCCAACGGGTATGCCTCACATCATTCACGCCGACATCATCGCAATCGCCGCCGAGCTGGACGGCAAGGAGGTGGAGCCGTGAGATCTGCTTTCATCTTCCTGGCCGCCAATCTCGCCAGCCTGGCGTGCGTGATCGGTGCGATCTTCCTAGCCCATGCGGGCATCGCTGGCTGGGGATGGTTCCTGGCCGTTGGCCTCCTGCTCTCAAGCTCTCCATCAAAATCCACCACCCAACCCACGGAGAACGCCAATGAGCACGCCTGACCCCACCCCCACGCCGTTGCCGGCCGCGCCCGACTGGAGGGCGCTGTGCCAGGAGCTGCACGATGCGCTGGACAGCGTTTTCCAAGTGATGGCCGGAGAGGCCGGAACAGATCACATCAACACTGCAACCAACGTGCTACTCCGCGTTGACGCCGCCCTGGCCACCCCGCCGGCCGTGGATGCCGATGAGCGGCTGCGCCTGGTGACCGCCGGTGTTCGCTCCGGTTACACCGCCGGGCATGACGCAACGGTTGAAGGTCACTACGGAGACCCCGAAGAGGTGGCGGCAGATATGGCCCCCGTGGTGCTGGCAGAAGCGGGCCCCGCCCCGCCGGCCGCCACCCGCGAGGCGGGGCCGCAGGCGGGGGCGGAGATCAGTGATGAGGAGCTAAGAGCGATTGGGGACACGATCATGGGATACGTTGCGGACCCAGTTGATAGTCAAGAGATGGTCGAGTACGGTCGCGCCGTGTGGAACCGCGCCGCGCTTGCCCGCTGGGGCGGCGCTGCGGTGCCGGTGCCGGTGAGTGAGCGGCTGCCCGGGCCTGAGGATTGCGACGCGGAGGGCCGGTGCTGGTTTTTCATCAGCAGTCTCGGCGGCTACGACGACGATTGGGGGTGGAAGCTGCTGGATCGAACCTACGGGGCCAGTCAGTGCCAGACGACGTGGATGCCACATCGGGCTTTGTCCTTGCCCGTTGCGGACGCTGAGGAGGCGAAAGGCAATGACTGAAACCATACAGTCCACTACTACCCTTTACGTCAAGAAGGGCCGCCGTTACATCCCATACGGCAATGTTGCCGACTGGCACCATGACGGCGACCGCATGCAAGCCGGCGAGTTTCGTCTAACCCATTGCGTCGGCGATGGGTCAACCCGGTATTACTACAACGTCACCCCCGATAATGCTGCATTCCTGGCAGCGGCCGGCATTGCGCAGGTTGCGATGGAGGAGGCGATCTACCGAGAAGCAGCAAAAATAAACCCGGAAGCAGTCTGGGCTTGGACGCCGCAGCAACAGGAGATTATTCAGCGATTCCGGCACGACATGGCCGCCGCCGGTGGCTTGCTGCCGACCTACTGGCGCAAAGGCACGGCCGCTGAGATTGCCGCCGCTGGTGTTGCTGCCGTGCAGGCTGCAGCGGGGGAGGTGCAACCATGAACATCAAGTACGTTGTCCACCGGTGCGCGGCACAAATCGACGCCTGCAAATGCGCAGAGGAAACCGCATCCTTTGTATGGCTTACGGGAGTTCACTCCGATAATGACCTCACCCAAAAGAAAAAGGATGGTGACGTGTTTGACACATGGGAGGCGGCACACGCCGAACTGACCCGCCGAGCTGAAACCAGTCTGAATGCAGCACGCCGTCAGCTGCAGCTAGCCCAGGGCTTCGCCGGTAACGTGCGGGGCATGAAGCCGCCAGAGGGCGCGGGGGTGGAGTCGTGAGCCGCACATGGGAGGGCGAGTCCGATAATCCCCTCGACTGGGGACGCTACGAGGCCGCCAAGCGCTCCACCCTGCGAGGCAAGCGTGGCCAGGCGTTCCTCCGGGAGCTTGTCGCCGCTCTGGATACCCTGCCGCAACCGGAGCTGTCAGAAGGCGCCCTGGGTGATCGCCGAACCGGCTGCGTATGCGCCCTGGGAGCCGTTGCGCTGGCACGGGGGCAGTCGTTTGCCGACCTGGCAACGGATGACGGCAACTGGAGCCCGGACGAAGCCGCCGAGTGGTACTCCATCTCCCCAACATTGGCCAACGAGATCATCAGCGCCAATGATGATTGGCGCGACGGCGATACCGTCAGCGTCCGCCGGTCTCGTTGGCGGCACGTCCGGGCCTGGGCGGTTCGCCATCTGATCGAAGCGCCCCAGCGCGAGGCGGAGGTGCAGCCATGGGGGAGGTGAAGTGATGTCCAGCATCAGACAGAAAAGGCTTATTGCAGATCGGGTACAGCGAATCCTGCGGGAGACGGGACACCCGGAACTTCCAGCCGGAGAGATCACCTTCCACCTGCACGTAGAAGGCGCGGAGTCGTGGTCTTGGGCGGACATCCGCAACAACGGGGCGATTGCTGCGCCCACTGCCAATCCATGGAACGAAGCGCAGGATCGCGCCGCCGCGGGTGATTGTTAAGAACCACAACAACCGCACCGCCGCCCCTACCACGCCCACCTACACTCCCCTCACACACGAGCCCACCCCATGCTGAAAAACGATCGCTGGCTCCAGGATGAGGGCCTCTTCGGTCTGGTCAAACCTTTCGTGCCGGAGCTGGTGCGGGAGGTGCAGCTTGACCGGGGCCCAGCACTGCACTTCTGGCGCAACGTGCCTGCCATCTCCTACGGCTGCTCCTCCTACGGCTACGACCTGCGCCTATCACCAAGGGAGTTTCTTATCTTCCGCCACATCCCCGGCACCGTGATGAACCCCAAACGGTTCAACCCTGCAAACCTCGAACCCGCAGAACTCCACAATGACGAGGATGGCGACTTCTTCATCCTCCCCGCCCACACCTACGGCCTTGGGGTGGCACTGGAGCACATCAACATGCCCCCCAACGTCACCGGCCTGTGCATCGGCAAGAGCACCTACGCCCGCCTTGGCATCATCGCCAACATGACCCCCGTAGAGGCCGGATGGAGCGGCCACCTCACCCTAGAGTTCAGCAATTCAAGTGGTGCGGACTGCCGCATCTACGCCAACGAAGGTATCTGCCAGCTCCTCTTCTTCGAGGGCGAGCCCTGCGAAACCACCTACCAAGATCGCTCCGGCAAATACCAAAACCAACCCGAATCCGTCACCCCCGCAAAAGTGTGAGCTTCGCCCACACATAACCACCGCACACACCTCCATGACACACTGGCAACCGATTGAAACCGCCCCCAAAGAGTTCGGCGAAGTCATCCTCGGGCGTCTAGGACCGTACGACCCGGACGAAATCGCGGCTATCACATTCTGCATCGATAATTGGCACCGGGGATTCTGGCGAGTCGTACTCCCATCTTCTATAGCCAATCAGCTATATGCGGATGATGCGCCGCACCTCTGGAGAATAGAAACCCGGTGGGAGCCCACCGAATGGATGCCGCGGCCATGACTTACACCTACGTAGGTCGTGTCTACGACCTAGCGCTTTCCCAAGGTTCCGCCAAGTGGAAAGTCCGCATCCACTGCACAAACCCAAACATCGATGTATTCGTACGCCTCAAAACCACCAACACCTACATACTCAACCAGCTCACCACTCTCCAAGATGGTGCGCTCATCGAAGTATCCGCCACCCCCAGCCCCGCCTCCGCCCCCGGCGAGCCCTACACCGTCACCCGCCTCACCGTGCTGAGCACTACCTCCGCAGAGCCATGAGATTCACAATCACTTCAGACTACGGCCGCATTGGTCCCTTCTGGTGGTACAACAGTGACACCCAGATCCGCGAAATGCACGGCCCGGGCTACCTCACAACCTTCAGTAGGTGGGGCAGCTTCACCCTAGGCGGCGGCACCGTAGTTCACTCCCATACAGTCAGGCGCCCCCAGCCCTAACCACCCGCAACCACCCCCATGCCCAACCAGCCCTGGTCGAAAGGCCACGTCCCCGAGACCCTCACCGCCGCCCTCCTCGCCCCGCCCGAGCAGCGCGACGCCGCCTTCCGCGCCATCGCCCTGCAGGGTCGATCGCGCCTCGCCAGCCCCCGCTTCGGCATCCTCCCCTGGCCCATCGTTGGCCTACCCCCCTTCCCCGCCGACGACAGCGCTCAAACTGCTGCCGAACTGGTGGAACTCGCCACCCTCCTAACCCGCGTCGCCGACACCCCCTTCCGCAACATCCGCACCACCCTGCAGTCGCTCGGCAACCCCCTAGACGGCCTAGGCGTGTATCTTTTGGGCCCCACCAAATCCGCGTCGGTCTTCCGCCCCGAGGAGCAGACCGCCCCCGAGCCCTACATCAGCCAGCTCCTCCTTCTGCCCGTCCCCATGGGCGCCATGAAGGCCGAGCAGCGCTACACCCTCCGCACCGGTGCCTACGGCACCACACCAGAAACCCGCGCCGCCATGCTGCGTGGATCGCCCACCGAGGCCCAGCGCTACGGCGAGTCGGTCTACATCCACACCCCCCGTGCCCTGGCCTCGGCCATGCACCAAGACCCGCCCTACCTGATGGGCCTCCACGCACTCCTAATTCTGCAGTCGTTAGGAGTTCGCCCCAGCTCCCTATTCCCCGCCCTCCCCGCCGAGGCCGGCTTCACCTCCTACGGCGGCCCCGCCTTCGCCCAGTGCCTCCTCGCCGAAGCCAGTGATCGAGCGTTCCGCGACTGCTGGATCGTCAAGTACAACCCCGACCCCCAGCAACGCCGCGCCCGCCCCGAGGAACTCCTCGCCACCCCCGAGCGCCTCCACCCCCTCTGGCACGAGCGCGGCGCCCCCCTTCTCCGCGAGTGGAACGGCTACCTCCCCCTCCCCATCGCGGAGGGATCCCCACTCCACCCCTCGTGGGTATCCGGCCACGCCGCCACCGCCGCCGCAGAAGCCGTGATCCTCATGGCCCTTCTCGCCGACAGCCCCTGGCCCGGCGCCCCCCTCCAGGCCAGCAACGATGGAACGTCCCTCGTCACCGCCAACACCACCGCCCTCACGATCCACCGCGAGATCCGCAAATGGGCGTGGAACAAGTCGTTCGGCCGCGTCGCCCTGGGCGTCCACTACCGCTCCGACATCACCGCCGGCCTCCTCCTAGGTCAAGCCGCCGCAGTCCAACTCCTCCAAGAGACCAAAGCCGCCTCCCTCGAACCCTGGGGCACCACCGCCTTCATCGGCTTCGACGGCCAGGTGGTGATCATCAAGTGACACAGCGCACCCCCAGCGTGGAACGGGGCTGCGCAGGCAAGGCAAACCTCGGCCGAGACTACCAACGATCGGCCGACCGCCTAGCCGCCAGCCATGGCAAGCTCTAACGCCGCGGCAGCTTCAAGTGGTCCAGGATCCTCTCGATCTCCCGGTCCTGCCTATCGTCGTGGCGCTTCCCTTCCACCAGCTCCTTGTCCTGCCGGGTATCAACCCCCTTCTTCTCCTCCATCTGCTTGCACACCTCGCGCAGCGTCACCTCCATCTTCTGGAACGAGCTGACCATCCCACTCCCCGCCCCCAACGCCCACCCCACCACAGCCGTCACCGACCCCACAGCAATCTGCCCAGCCCATCCCGGGCCGCCCTGAGATCCGCCGCCATTAGCACGAGTCATGGCGCCATGCTAGCCACTGCGCGATTGTTAAGAAACACAACAACCCGCAGCCGCCACCCCCGCCCGCCGTGCAATACTAGGCTCACAGGGAACAAGCCCTGCCACACCACCGCAACTAAACCATGTGCCTATCCATCGCAATCAAGCGCCCTGAAGATGTACTCGCCAAAGGCGAGCACCTCGGATTCGAGTGGAGCGTCATCCACAACGGCAGCGGCTACCGGTGTGGTTATGTTCGCGTTCCGATCGGCCACCCGTGGCACGGACAGGACTACGACGAGGTTGCCTGCGACTGTCACGGCGGCCTCACCTTTGCCGAAGCGGACATCCCCTGCGGCAAAGGCGGTGAGGACAACGCCTGGTGGGTCGGTTTCGATTGCGCACACGGCGGAGACGCCCCCGACCCCGAGCTGCCCCGGTCGTTCGTGCCGTCCTTTGAATGGGGCCTAGTCCGCACCCAAGAGTATGTCGAGGCGCAGTGCAGGCAAATCTGCGAACAGGCCGCCGCCATTCAAGCGGGGGTGGCATGACCGCAGACCGAACCAGGGCCCTTCAACTCGCCGGTGAATTGGCCAATGCTGCCCGCGCCCTTGTTGGCGGCATCGACACCAAAGGCTGGTACATCAAACCCGCCACTGTAGACAGCGTGGGTCGCCTATCCGAGGCCCTGCGCACCGCCCTCGACGCCTACGACCACCACATCATCGAGATGCTCCGCAACCCAACCGCACCCAAACCATGAACACCCCCGACACTGATGTGCGAATCCGCGCCCTCGAATACGAGGTCCAGACCCTGCGCACCCTGCTCACCGCCCTGCAAGGTCGCGTAGCCGAACTCAGCACATCCGCGACGCCGCAAACAGCGCATACTACGTGGGACATATCGGAGGCCGATATTTTCGATACGGGGGTTGAGCCCCGCCGCGTACGTCCCTAATGGAAGGCCCCACCAAGCGGAACTGGTACAACGACCTAGAGACCTATCTAGCCCGTGAGGAACACCGACGTGCTAGGGAGGAGCGGTGTTTTGCCGTGCTCAAAGTGTTCACACTAGCGTCAATGCTTGCGCTACTTGCGGTATGTGTACTCCAAGAACAAAAGCTAATAGAAGACTGCACCGCGACCGAAACCACACGCCAAGCAACTCCGGTGTGGATGTACTTCGGTAGTGGTTTCTTCATCCCAGTCCCGCGTTCTGAGCACCTCTATGTCTGCCCCAACAACCGCACTCTTTGGCGCTAGCCGCCCCCGCCCTGTGTGGCGCGTCATCACCAACAACGGCGAGCTGCACCTCCACGCCCCCGACCGCCGCGAGGCCATCATCTGCGGCCTCGAACTCCTCGGCCCCCGCGTCGAGTGGATCCGCTGCTCACTCCTAGAGCAGTGGGCCTAGTGTGCTAGAGTAGTCGAGTACACCCACACCACCATGCCCCGCAAGTACACCCGCGATCCGCACCTCCCGCACCCGGAAGTCTGCGACTGGCTCCTCTCTCTTGAGTGGGAAGGTCCATTCCGCGCAGAGCTGCGCACTCCGCTATTCAAGGGTGTGCGCCCCAACGCCCTAGCCACATCCGCCGCCCTGGGCCGCGACCACATGGTCGAACTCTTCATTGACGAGGACGACCTCCCCGCCCTCAAAGAGGACGCCCGCGCCCGTGCCGCCATGGCCTGGCTCACCGAGAACAACCCATGACACACCGCGAACCCGGGTGGTACGTGTATCTGCACCGGCCTACCGACCATTGTCAAATATCGCGCCAAGACTCTCCTAATTTCATAGAGGACATGTATAACGCGACTGTATACGGACCGTTCCCATCGCGCGAGGCTGCCAATTTATGGGACACAATGCGCCGCTCAGCACGTGTGGAACCTGATTCCGTACCGCAGGAACCCCTAGGCGAGACACCTACAGCCCCACCCCGCCCCCGCCTTGACCTCCTCCCCACCGCCCCCCTAGAGGAAGTGGCTCGTGTCCTCGCCCACGGCGCCGAAAAGTACGACCCCTACAACTGGTGCAACGGCACCCGATGGGGCCGCTGCTACCGCGCCCTGCTGAGCCACGCCTGGGCCTGGTGGCGCGGCGAAGACACCGACCCCGACTCCGGCCTCTCCCACCTTGCCCACTGCATCTGCAACCTCCTCTTCCTGATGGAATACCAGCGCAACGGGTGGGGCGAGGACGACCGCTTCCGCGGCCCCACCGGCGCCGCATTCAAGAAGAACGACGGTGCCGCGTAGTGGATCGCACCGACGCCCTAGCCGCCCTGCGCCGCTCCAAGCTGGTACGTGACGACAGCGGCCCCACCCGCGTCTACCGCGACCCCGCCGGCAACGTCTACAACTCCGTCACCACCATCCTCGGAGCCACCGCCGACAAAACCAACCTCGACGGGTGGGTCGCTCGCCAGGACCGCATCTACGGCCCCGGCGCCGCCGCCCAAGACCGCACCGTGGCCGCCACCCGCGGCTCCCAGGCCCATTCGCAGGCCGAGTACCTCCTCAAGACCACAAACAAGGTGGCTCGTGCCACCGCAAACCGCCGCGGCGTCCTGCGCATCGACGCCCACGGCCTCCCCCACATCCCCACGCCCATCTTCCGCTGGGCAATGGAGCGCACCCTCCCCAACCTCCCCCCGGTGTCGCTCAGCGCCAAGGGCTACGCCCGCGGCCTCACCGAGTGGATCGCAGCCAACACAACCCAGTGCCACGCCTGCGAGTTCTCCATTCACCACCCCGCCGGCTTCGCAGGCACCGCTGACGCTCTCCTCTCAGTGGTGCCCACCGACGAGATCGAACTGGGCGCCCCCCTGGTGGTTGACTTCAAGACCTCCGCCAACCGGCGCAGCGCCGCCATGCTGGCCGACTACACCCTGCAGCTCGGCGCCTACTCCCTCGGGCTGGAGCACCTCACCGGCCTCCGCCCAGCCGGTGCCCTAATCGTTGTCGCACGCCGCGTAGGACCCCCCGATCTCACATTCATCAGTCGATCGGACCTCACCATCGCCGAGGCCGGCTTCCTAGAGCGCCTCGACGCATTCAAGGCCATTCAGGGCGAAGCGCAAAAATCGCATTCATAGCCGTATTTCGCATTCATGCCGGGATTTTGCATTCATGGGGACGCTACGGCCCGGTGATGGTTCAGCCTGTGCGGGCACCGCGGGACCGCGTGCGAATGAGAATCGTTCTCACTCCCTGGCGGTACTGAGAACCGTTCTCAACAAGCTAGGGCACCGCGGGAATGAGAATCATTCTCAACCGCAGCGCAAAGAAAGGGCCCCCACGGGGAACCGTAGGAGCCAGGGTGGTTCAGGCTGTCGGATCCTCTAAAGCATTATCGCGCTCAACCTTGTGGGTTTGGCAAACATGCGCCGCACGCTCAAACGTGTGGCAGGATCCTATAGCCTTTCCACAGAATCTAGGGCAGTACATAGGAACACTGTAGCCGCAATACTCTAGGTTGACTGTATAGCGGGCATCGGAGCGCACAGGGCGCCACACCTGGCCGACGCGGTGGGCAGTATCTGCAGACATAGGAAGGGTGGGGGATGTTGGAAGGGTGGTTAGGGCTGTCAATCAAGCCAGCCTGTCTCGGGGGTCCACACTGACGCGGTGGAACGGTCAGAGAGCCATTGCCAATAGTCGCGTTCTGTGGTGTGCCGGTTGGCAAGCGCAGCAGAAAACCCCGCAGGCTCACAGGGAACCTACGGGGCAGGGAAGGGGCCCGGGTGGGAAGGCTAGGCGGCTGCCGCGGCGGTAGGCAGCAGAGTCACCAGAGCGTCCCGACAGGCTGTAGGTGGATACCTATAAACGCTGATCAGGCCCCGGCGCTCTAGGGAATCCACAATACGGCGATTCTTTGCCGTCCGGTAGTTAAAATGTACCGGCTTGCCAGCGCGAACAAGAAAGGCTATGGCGCGTTGTTGTAGGGGTCCTAGTTTCATGGGAAGAACCGGCAGACAGCCGGGCGAAAGGTGGATCAAACGTAAGCGCTGTCGCGCTCTACAATGTCGCCGTAACACGCTACGCGATACCGGCCATCCGAGAATCGTATAATTGTGGGGATGTATGGATCGCCGACGTTCAAATAATCGAAACCGTAGGCTTCCGTGTGAGTGTCTTCTTTGTGGGCAATGTACTCTACGCCGCACGTTTCCGCGACAGCGTTAAGAACATGCAAGCGTATATCGTAGGTCGTAGGGGGGTGATAGCACCCCCTTAACCTATCCTCACCGGCAGGATGCGCCATAAGATCGGAGCGCTTCATCTCTAGGACTTTGCGCAGTTCTTTTCCATGGCCAGGGAAAGCGGTTTCTAGAGTCTTGACGGATGGGAGCATGGTGAGAAAACGAGAAAAACTAGGTCGGGACTGGGTTCCGTGCTGAGACAGGCTGAGAGCCTGTATCACGAGGCTAGGCGTTGGAGCACACTGAACCACCTAAGCGCCGCTTTGCTGTCGTCATTCGAGACAGCCGCCGCGTACTGGCGTGCTGCTTCCGCTGCAAGGTCGATCGCCCCAGTTTCGGTGCGGGCAATATCGGCAGGGGGCTCACCCGTGCCAAGCATGGCGCGGGCAATTATCCGGTAGGCAGTGGCGCGGCTTACGCCGAAAAACGTTTGCAGCGATTCCGCGACTTCCGGCCTACCGTCGCCGTTTGCCAGGCACCGTGCGGCGAATTGTGCCGCTGTCTCTGCAGTAAGATCACTCGCCATAGATTGCCCCATCGTCGCCGATGTAGCAGCTAAGCTCACCGAAACTATGCGACAGGGTGGTTAGCTTACTTGCCCACGGCTCTAACCATCGCCCGGTATCCCAAAAGCCCGCACCGTGATGGTTCCGGGTAAGGATGAAATCATGGGCGGCAGCATTCCAGGCGTCCCGTTCACAGTCTGGATGTAGTATCATCGCCCTGTGTTCTTCCGCATCAAATCCTAGCGCTTCCGCCTTTTCGCGGAAGCTATCCCAATCTGCTGTAACCTTAGCCTTAAGGCTATTGGATACGGGATAATCGCCAGAGTCTAGTGGGTTGCCTTCATCGTCTGTCTCGGACCATAGAAGCGCGATTAGCGTATGTTCGGATGGCATCATGGTTTGTTTTTGCGGTGGGGCAGGTTTAATTCAGCCAGCTCTTAACGCGAAACCTTCTTCCGTTAATAACGGCCCATAGGTTCCCGCGCCATACGTTATGGCAGCTGAGATAGTAACAGTTTGTTGATACCTTGCGGAATCGACGGCCCTTACAGTCGGTCCCGGTAAGCACAAAGGTTTCGGCAGAGTCTAAGATAGTTTGAAGGTCCATTAGGTGTGTGTGGTAAGTGTGCTAAAGGTGGCTCAGAACTCTACAGCATAGAGAGTAGGAGAAAGTTGCATAACATAGCGGGGAACAGTATTTGTTAAACCTGCCTTGGCGGCCCATCGTATGGCTGCCGCTATGGGTCCGTCCGTATAGGACCCGTAGGCTATTCCCCTTTCGTAGTGTTTCGCTTGCCACCGCGAGGGCTTGTGATCGGTGGCGCCCATATACTTAACCAGCACGGCATGATCGCCATTTGTGCGCAGACTGCAACCGTTCCAACGTTCTTCTAGGGGTCCGTCAATTCCGGCCTCGTTACAGACCGTCAGCGCACCCTGTAGCCATTCGTAACACTCCGACGCGCTAAGGTTACTGGATAGCCTGTTTATTGCCCCGTGCGCATTACAGATACGATGGACCCCGTATCCGTATCCATCGTGGTTAATGTGAATATTCCCAATTTGCGCTTGTCTGCCGATGTACGGACTATCCGGCCGGCCTAGGTTTCGAGAGAGAATCCTAGCCAGGTTGTCTAGAGTCTTAGCTGTGACGCGGTGGGCCATAGTTTGGGGTCTCTTGCGGTGGTGGGGATGCTTGCTATATTGGGTTAGGTGGGAAGTGCTATCCTTTTTCTCCTAGGGTGATAAAGGCTACGGTAGCGCTGCCATAGGGTCGCAGCTCAAACCCCTCACAGCCCCCTAGGTGGCTCGTCCTACAACGAACCCCCGTAAGACCTAGCGCCGCTTTCCCGGCCCTAACGATGGCACGGTCTGTCGCATAGGTGGGAAGCTCAACCGTCGCCGTTCGGGCCCACGCGTAGTTAGCCTCGCCGTTAAAGGTGTCAGTGTGCTCACAGTGCCACGTAAGAAGGCGTGGCGCGGCGGTAGTGGTCGTCATGGCAGTAGATAGCGAAGGGTGGAACGGTCGGTCGGGGCGCCACCTAGCAGCGTGGCGCGGGCCTCAGTGGAGCGCTGCAGCATCCGTGCCGCATCGCACCCCAGGGAATAACCCAGACAGCCGACCATAAATGCGAGCACGGCAACGGCTGCCAGGGTGGTGCGGGGTCCAGTCATGCCGCCCCCTGTTCGGCTTGCGGATTGCGGGCATGGATCACTCCGGCATCCAGTAGTCGGCCATCTGGCAGCCGGAATAGCTGGCTTGACGTGAAACCGGTAGTGGTTCGGCCCAGCACGCTGACGCGGCCTTCTAGTCCGTAACCAGCCTCGCGCAGCGCGTACAGGGTACGGGACCCGTACAGGGTCACAGCTACGATCGAAGAGAACGGCCCCCAGTCGTACGTCAGGCACGGCGCCACGAACCGGACGGGAAGGCTCCAAGGTCCGATTGTTTGGAGATCGCCGCGGCCATCTTCCAGGGTGGGGCGCACGTAGGCGGTCCACTGGGCTTCAGTGATGGGAACGCAGCCGGGCTCAGCCGGTAGCGTCAAGGGTGGGAGCTTTCTCATTGCGAAGCGTGGAGAGTGGCGCGGGTCGGCCTTGCCTCTCGCCTCTCATTCTAACCACACTTCCCGCCGGATGGCAACCTAGGTACAAGGGAGGCATTGTGAGTCGATGGGAGAACCTGTACGGCGTCGGTTCTCTGCTCTGGAGACTGCGGAGCAGATAGACACGGTGCGAGGGTGGCTCTCTGACGGACTGCGGCCATTTGAGATCCGTGCGAGGTGCGGCGAAACGTGGGGCCTGAAGACACGCGCGGCAGAGAGCCGCATCGCCGCAGCACGCCAAGCAATGGTGCGAGATATTGACGCGATCGATCGGAAAGAGCTTGCAGCGCAAGCGCTAGAGACTTTGCTAAAGGTGCAAGAGATGAGTCTTAAAACGAAACAAGGCAGTAACGCCATAGGATCCACACGCCTAATGCTGGAGCTTGCGGGAATCCTGGGGCGCACCAGCTAAGGCACAGTGGCTAGCGCTGTCAGGCTGCCGCTGCAAGCGTGGCGCGGACACGGTAGCGTGTTACGCCTAGGTGGCTCGCGATCTTCCGTTGCGGCCACCCATAGGCAGCCAGGCGTCGGATCCGCTGATCTCGTGAGAGCGTGGCGCAGTCCAGCACGAGCAGGGGGAGCGTCAAGGCCACTAGGGCCCATAGCAGGGTGGTTAGGCAGGCGCAGAGGATGGGGCGCATGGGGGAGCGGTTGTAGTGGTTGCGTGTGGAGCGGGTCAGCGGCGCTGCCGCACCGGAACCACACGGCCGGTAGCTGAGTCGTGCCACATAACGGCGACCGGTACTCCGCAGTTTTCCGCGGCGGCGCGAACATAACGACAGCGCATATGGGCCTGGGTAAGCGTCATTAGCCGTGTTGCCTGAATCCCGTTGATGAACAGGGAAAAGGTCTCTTGGTTGGCAGGAATGGAAGGGGTTTTCATCAGGAGGGGGCGGTGGGGAGCTTGTGAGCGGGAGGAGCAGAGAGACACGGGACCTTAGGTGGGGTGTGGTGGTGACGGAAGGCAGCGCTGCACCCTCTCACCTAAACCGCCCCTTGCACCCTGCTCTCACCTCTCACTCTACATCATCACGCCCACCTTTGCATGGATCGCCCCACTACCACACGGCGCGGCGCCCTGTGACCCCCCGTTACAAATCGTTACCCTCCCCCCACGGGAATGATTATCGTTCCCGGGGTGCTACCCAACACTCTCTGGTCAACCCCATTTTGAACTACCCTCACACTCTACCACCCTGCCCCCTACCCCCCGTTACATTGCTATGCAAGAACTCCCCCAAGTGGTATGAGCCTGCTGGCCCGAATCCCCGCAGGCGGCTGCCTCACCACCCCCACCAGCAGTGGAACGCGCTGCACCGACGCCCTCGATAAGCTCCGCCCCCGCATCCTCGACAGCCTGATCCCCCACCAACGCGACTTCTGCGTGGATCGGGACACCAAAATCCTCGGCCTCTGCGCCGGCTTCGGCGCCGGCAAGACCCGCGCCCTCTGCGCCAAGGTCATCATCCAGGCCACCTACAACCCCAACACGGTCATGGCCGTGTTCGAGCCCACCAACATCATGATCCGCGACGTGTGGCTCCGCGAGTTCGACCTATTCCTCGAAGAGTTCGACATCCCCCACGACTTCCGCGTCTCCCCCCAACCTGAATACACCATCCACACCCCAAGTGGAACGACCTCCCTCCTCTGCCGCGCCACCGAAACCTTCAACCGCATCCGCGGCCAAAACCTCTCCTTCGCCTGCGCCGACGAAATCGACACCTCCCCCCAACTCATCGCCGAAAAAGCCGTCGAAATGATCCTCGCCCGCCTCCGCGGTGGATCGCTCCCCCAACTCGCCCTCGCCTCCACCCCCGAGGGCTACCGCGCCATGCACCGCCTCTTCGTCCAGGACTTCCACGACGCCGAAGCCACCTCCAACGTGGAACGCCTCACCACCCTCCAGCGCGAGCGCCGCCTCATCCGCGCCCGCACCGCCGACAACCCCCACCTCCCCCCGGGCTTCATCGACACCCTCAAGTCCACCTACCCCCCACAACTCCTCGCCTCCTACCTCGAAGGCCAATTCGCCAACCTCGAAAACACCACCGTCTACTCCTACTTCGACCGCGACACCCACTGGTGCGACACCGAAATCGAACCCGACGACCGCCTATTCGTCGGCTGCGACTTCAACATCAACGCCGTCTTCACCGAAATCCTCGTCCGCCGCGACTCCGAGTTCCACGTCGTCGCCGAGCACCACCCCAAAGACACCCCCACGATGGTTCGCCTCCTCCAAGACACCTACAAATCCCACTTCAAGGCCGGCGAAATCGTCATCATCCCCGACGCCGCCTCCCGCCACCGCAGCACCACCAACGCCGCCGAGTCCGACCTCTCCATCCTCCGCAAAGCCGGCTTCCCCATCAAAAACCAACTCGCCAACCCCCCAATCGAGGACCGCGTGAACTGCGTCAACATGCTCCTCCTCGCCAACCGCCTCCGCGTCCACAACCGCTGCCGCTACCTCATCCGCGCCCTCGAACAACAAGCCTACGACTCAAGTGGAAAGCCCGCCAAAGGCCGCGGCGGCCTCGACGACCCCTCCGGCCCCGTTGACGCCCTCGGCTACGCCGCCTACAAACTCGCCCCCCTCCGCCGCTACGCCACCGGCTCCAGCAGCTTCCCCACCTACTGAGCGCTACACTAATAGAAGACCGCCAACCGCTTATCCCGTGGATACAATGAGACCCTGCGTCTTCGTACCATGCCTGGTCCTAGCAATTTTTGCTGGACAGGTCATAGCATTCTTTGGCTCTCGCTACTTGGCTTGTGTGGACGTGTACGGCCCCCAACTCTGCGCCGAGTACATCACCGAGCGCCTGCCACGGAGAAAGCCGTGACCCACGCCCAATGGGCGCCCTACGGTGAGGGCATCCTCACCACCTGACCATGCCCCTCAAACGTGGCACGTCCAGCAAGACCGTCAGCAGCAACGTCCGCAAACTCATGGACGAGGGCTACACCCAAAAGCAAGCCGTAGCCATCGCCCTCTCAAAGCGGGGCAAGCGGGGCAAGCCCCGCAAATCCAGCGACAAGGACACCCACAAGGGCAAAGATCGGGATAGGAAGTAGCACCGCTCTGGAAAACTAGGGTAGTACCGCCTCTGCGTGGATCGTGAGCGACAACAGCAGCTACCCCGTCGCCGCCGCCATCCCCGCAGCCCCGGCCTACAACCTCCCGCTTCCATCGGGCGTCAACGACTCCGACCCCTCGAAGCGCTCCCAACTCGTCCAAACGATGGAGCCCGACTGGGCCCCCATCGACCTCTGCGTCGGCGGCACCACCGCACTCCGCGCCAACAGCACCACATACATCCCCAAGGAACCCCGCGAGGACGCCGAAGCCTACAACCGCCGCATCTTCCACGCCACCCTCCCGCCCTTCCTGACCCGCCTTGCCTCCCAAGCCGCGGGCGTCATCCTCCGCAAAGGCATCCAGATCGAGGGCGACGACTACTGGACCACCTGGGCCAAGGACGTAACCGGCGACGGCACCACCCTCGACGAATACGCCCGCACCAAACTCATCACCGCCTTCCTCTACGGCCACCACAGCACCATCGTCGATTTCCCCGACGCCGCCCCCGCCTCCAACCTCGCCGAAGAACGCGCCCAAGCCCGCACCCCCTACCTCGTCCCCATCACCCCCAAACAAATCCTGGGGTGGCGCACCTCCGGCACCAGCTGGTCGAGCGCCCTCTCCCAAGTCCGCATCCGCGAGACCGTCATCCTCACCGAAGAACTCGGCCGCTTCGGCGAGGAAATCACCGACCAAATCCGCGTCCTCGAACCCGGCCGCTACGAACTCTGGCGCCCCAAAACCCCCCGCACCAACCTCCCCCCAAACAACCAAATCCCTGGCCCCACCTCCTGGGAGATTTACAAATCCGGCACAACCAGCCTAGAGCGGATCCCCCTCGTCACCGTCTACGCCAACCGCCGCGGCAATCTCCTCAGCACCCCACCCCTCCTCGAAATCGCCCACCTCGTCATCGCCTACGCGCAGCGCTTTTGCGACTACCACCACTCCATCCACGTCGGCGCCTCCCCCATCCTCACCCTCCTCGGCTTCGACGACACCGAACTCAAAGATGGAGAGGCCGGTCTCTCCGTCAACAACGCCGTCCTCCTCCCCATCGGCGGCGACGCCAAATACGTCGAGCCCACGTCGGACGCCTTCGACGCCCAGCTCAAGTGCCTCGCCGCCCTCGAAGATCAAATCTCCCGCCTCGGCATCAACACGCTCACACAACAAAACTTAACAAACGCTGCCGCCGAGTCCCGCCGCCTCGACCGCATCGACAACGACTCGATCATGGCCGTCATCGCGGGCGACCTCGAACGCGCCATCCGCGAAATCTTCGACATCGCCTCCGCCTACGTCGGAATCGAACCCCCCGAAGTCTCCATCCCCCGCGACTACGAAAACCGCCTCCTCGACGGCAACCAAGTCACCGCCTACCTGCAACTCTTCATGCAAAAGGCGATCAGCCACAAGACCCTCATCACCATCCTCCGCGATGGCGAGGTCCTCCCCGCCAGCCTCGACCCCGACGAGGAAATCTCCGCCGTCCAGGAAATGCTCGAAGAGCAACTCGCCATGAACCGCCTCCGCCTCAACGACTCCCCGGGTGGTGCGGACCTCGCCTTCCAGAACGCCGGCCAAGGCGAGTCCCTCAACAGCCAGACCCTCCCCACCCCCATGCGCCCCGGCCGCAACGCCGACTAGCGCCGCACTGACCCCTACCACCCATGACCGAGCAGGAACTTCTCACCGCCCTCGCCCGCGCCCTCACCCGCCGCGAGGACCTGCTGCGCTCCGAACTCCGCCCCCAAATCCTCGAACTCATCCTTCGCATCCGCGCCCTCCTCCTGCAGTCGTTCGCCCCCACCGCCTCCGCCCCCCTCCGCAGCTTCCTCTACGCCCAACTCCGCCCCGAGATCCTCGCCCTCATCCAACCCTTCACCAACACCTACTACACCTCCATCCGCGCCATCCTCCCCGAGGTCCACGCCGACCTCCGCCGCATCAACGCTGCCTACTTCAACATCACCCCCGACGCCCTCCCCACTCCCACCCTCACCGCCCTCCTCACCAGCGCCACCATCCTCAATCGCTCCGCCAGCGCCCTCCTCTCCCCCTCCCCCAACGGCATCTCTCCCCTAACCCTCCAGCTGGAACGCTTACTGGACACCACCATCCAGGCCGCCATCCTCCGCGACGAGCCCAACGACCGCCTCGCCTCCCTCCTCATCACCGCCACCAACGCCGGCCCCGCCATCCGCAAAGGCACCGTCGCCAACGCCTGGGTGGAACGCCTTCGCGCCACCAACTCCGCCCTCCTCTGGTCGCTCGTCCCCTCCGTCCAAACCGAAGCCGCCGCCCTCGCCGACCCGCCACCCCGCGCTTGGCGATGGAACGCAATCCTCGACCCCGACACATGCCCAATCTGCCGCCCTCTGCATAAGACGCTCGCGGCCACCCCCGAAGACTTTCCCCACGGCCCGCCACCTCTCCACCCCCTTTGTCGCTGCATTCCTATCCCCGTGTGGGGCTAACGTTTGGCCGCCCAAGTAGATCGCGGCTCGGCAAACTAGGAGTGTACCCTCACTTAACCGCGTGGCTGAACAAGTCAACGGGGTTCCTCCGGTGGAGGAATCGAGTGCATCCGCGATGCCCTCACCCGACGCACCCGGCAACTCTTCCGACGAGCTTGCCCGCCTCCGGGCGAAACTCGAACTCGTCACCAGCGACAAGCAGCGAGCCGGCGAGAAAAACGCCGCCCTCAACGCCCGCCTCCAAGAACTGGAAGAGTCGCTCCGTGCGACGCAGGCCCAGCTCAAAGACGGCCAGACTCAAAAGCTGGCCGACTCCGGCGAGTACAAACGACTCTGGGAAGAGGCCAAGGAAACCAACCTCCAGCTCGAACGCCAACTTGCAGATCTCCGGGCCGAACTTGACGCCGTGCGCCAAGACAACGCCGCCGAGAAACTCGTCTCCCGAGCCCTCGTCGAGATCGGCCAAGCTGACGCCCGCAGCCCCGAGCAACTCCTCGACCTCCTCAAATCCAACCTCACCGAGGTAGGTGGAAAGCCCGCAGTCATCACCGGCGGCATTGAAGTCCCCCTCTCCGAGTACCTGACGCGCCTACGCGCCCCCGACTCGGGGTGGGACCACCACTTCAAGGCCACCGGCGCCCGAGGTATGGGAACCGCCCCCACGGTGCCCACTGGCACCGCCCCCGCGACCAACCCCTACCTCCAATCCCCGCCGAACCTCGACGAGATCGCTCGCCTCTACACCGAGGACCGCGCTCTCCACGATCGCTACAAAGCCGAGGCCTTTCGAGGCTGAGCGGTACGCCCACCACAACCCCTGAGATCCAGCCATGGCTGCTGTCCTGCGCAGCGACGTAATCATCCCCGAGATTTTTACGCCGTACCTCATCGAGGCTTCCACCGTCCGCAACAGTTTCCTGATGTCGGGAGTGGTTACCGCCCTCGACGCCCTCAACGCCACCGAGGGTGGCGATACCGTCAACATCCCCAACTGGAAGGCCAACCTCGACGGTGACGCCGAGCGCCTTACCGACACCACCAGCCTCACCCCCGGCAAAATCAGCGCCGACAAACAGGTCGGCGTGATCCTCCACCGGGGCCGTGCGTGGGAAGCCCGCGACCTCGCCAGCATGGCCGCCGGCTCCAACGCCATGGGCGCCATCGGCGACAAGAGTGCTGACTACATTGCTAACCAGCAACAGAAAGACCTGATCGCCGCAATGACCGGTGTCTTTGGCGCCCTGGGTAGCTCCAACGCCGGCGCGGCCTTCGAGGACCTCTGCGTTGACGCGAGTGGGTCGGGCGAAACCAACCTCGGCCCCCGCCAAATCGCCGCCGCCGAAGTCATCCTCAACGAGGACGCCGACAAACTCGGCGCCATCCTCATGCACCCCCGGGTCTACGCCGACCTCAAGGAGCGCAAGGCGATCGACTTCGTGACCGCCACCGATGCCCGCGTCACCGCCTCCACGGTGGCCGCCGGTAGCATCCAGGCCCTCAACGCCTTCGGCGGCTCCATCGCGGCGGCCTACACCGCCAACCTCGCGGTCCCCTTCTACATGGGGATGCGCGTGATCCGCTCCAAGGATGTCCCCACCTCCGGCAGTGGCTCGTCCACCAAGTACGCCTGCTACGTCATGGCGACCGGCGCCGTGGGCACCGGCCAACAGGCCGCCCTCCGCTCTGAGACCGACCGCGACATCCTCGCCAAGTCGAGCGCGATGTCCGTGGACTGGCACAACGTCTACCACCCCCTCGGCTCCCGTTACAAGGGACCCGTCAACCCCACCCGCGAGACCCTCGCCACCGCCACCAACTGGGAAAAGGTCTTCGAGACCGAGAACATCGGAATCGTTCGCCTCACCGTCACCAGCTCCTACGACTGAGGCTCGGGCTAGCGCCCTCGCCGGTAACCGCCCCGCCACCGCGGCGGGGCACCTCCCTTCCCACTAGGACCCACCCATGGCTTCCCTCTTCGAGCTGGGCGACATCCCCGGCGGCCTGATCCCCAGCCAGATGAAACTGGCTGAGCCCACGGCCACCGCCACCCTCAGCACGGCCAACAGCTACAACGTCATCATCCGCGGCGTTCCCACCGCCGCCGCCACCTACACCACCGCCAGCGCCACCGCGATCGTCTCCGCCATCGGCGGCGACTGCGAGATCGGCACCACCTTCCAGGTCGTGGTCATCAACGCCTCCGCGGGCGCCAACACCATCACCTTCGCAGGCGGCGACGGCGTAACCGTGTCGGGCGTGGCCACCGTGGCCCAGAACGCCTCCAAGGTCTTCCTCGGCCGCGTCACCGGCGTCACCACCCCCGCCATCACCCTCTACGGCCTCGGCTCCGTCGCCGCTGCCGCCGCGTGATGGGAGCGCTTCGCGCCCTCTATAACATCGCTGCCCCGCTTTCCGCGGGGCTTTTTCTTCTTCCGAGTGGATAGCCCATGGGCATGATGACCTTCCGGCGCCTACGCGCCCAAGAAGCCGCCGCGGTCACAGGCCGCAGTACCCCCGCTCCGGCGTCCCCACCACCCCCCAGCCCGCGGAAAACTAGGAGCAAGGAGAGCCTGTCCGATGCCGCTAGCACTGATCCGCAGGCTCATCAAGGGCACCCCGCTGACAGCGGCCGAGCACGACGGTAACCTCAACGTCCTCGAAGCCGCTATCGCCGCGTCCCTCCAACCAGGCCAGGCGATCCCGTCCGATGTGGAGTGCCGCAACAACAGCGGCGTAGGTCTAACCGCAGGCGCACCGGTCTACATCGTCAGCAGCTCTGGCACTAAGCCGACGGTTGCCCTTGCGGACGCCTCCTCGGAAGCGACCGCTGCCCGCTCGCTGGGCCTGGTTGTCGCGACGGTGGGCAACAACGCGGACTGCATGGTTCGCACCCACGGCGTCCTCACCGGCGTCAACACAGCGACGCTCACCGAGGGCGCCGCGGTGTGGCTGAGCGAGACCACCGGGCAGCTCACCAGCACACGCCCCACACAGCCGGCGCATGGCGTGTTCTTCGGCTTCTGCGTCAAACAGGCTGCCGGCACCGCCGGAATCATCTACATCAATGTCATCAACGGCCAAGAGCTGGATGAGCTGCACGATGTTCTGATCAGCTCTGCTGCCGAAGGCCAGGTGCTGCGCCGGGCTGCCGATGGCCTCTGGAAGAACCACACGCTGACACCCGGCGACGTCGGAGCCCAACCGCTCGACACCGACCTAACGGCAATAGCTGCGCTCACCACAGCGGCATTCGGGCGAGGACTTCTGACGGCCGCCGACGCAGCAGCAGCCCGGACGGCGATCGGCGCCGGCACCAGCAACGTGGCGATCAGCACGGCGACGCCGCAAGCGCCGGGCACTCCTGCAGCAGGCACTACGGGGCAGGCTGCGGACGCCGGACACGTCCACGCATTGCCTTCGCTTATAGCCACAGCACCGTTGGCCTACGATGCGCCAAATCAAACGATTAGCCTGTTGAACATCGGCGACGGCATGGTGCTGGTGATCAGCAACAAGGGCGAGACTGCGACCGCTGGCACCAACTACGCCGAGGTGCCGGTGCCGGTGCCGTCTGGATCGTTCACCCTGACGGCGGTGAGGTT